CGAACAATCTTGATCTTGATTCTGATCTTGATTTAGAGAGAGAAGAAAGAGAAGAGACCGCGCGCGCGAGTGTAAGCTTAGGAACGCTACGGGATGAAGAACATTTCGAAATAGCCTCGTATTGGTTTAAGCGCTTCAACCAAGTTACCGCAAAAACAACTATGCCCTCGGATGTGGATAATAAGCTCGCACGGGAATTTCTTGATTCACTGGGCGGGGATAAGAAAACAGCGATCAGCTGCATCGATTACTATTTTGACAACTGGCAATCGGTCTGGTTCGCGCATGATAAGCAGGGGAAACCATCTTTCACGTTCAGGTCGTTTAAAAATAATGTGCAAGAAATTATTTCTAAGCTATCGCCGCCCAAGAAGAATGAACCCAAAAGCTGGTCTACTGCCGCGCCGGATATACCTGACAATGAATTAGCCAGTAACGATGAGATTGCAGCAGCATTTGCTCGTCTAGGCGGTATTTGCGCATTAAAAACTTCCTGAAAATATTTCGAAATATGCTATTGCATTTATTGTGATTAGGGTGTATAGGTGAAAGGTGAGGGCTATTTATTAGCGTTTTGTGGCCAGCAGAAAGGCTAAGGGGATAGAGTGGCGGACGGAATCAAGATTACATGTCGAGGCGCTGACTCCCTGCCTCTGGATGCGATCGAGGAGTTTCAGGGTAACCTTAAGAAGCGATCCAAGAAAGATATCGACCTCATAATCAAGTCAATCGAAAAATACGGCTTCTCATTCCCCTTCTTCGTCTGGAACGGCTCCGGGCATAACTATTGCCTTGATGGACACGGCCGCATTCAGGCGCTTTGCGAAATGCGGAAGCGTGGCGTGTCGTTACCCCTGTTCCCTGTAGCTTACATCGACGCGGAGGACGAAGCCGAGGCAAAGCAGAAGCTCCTGCGGCTTAATTCGCAATATGGGCAGATGTCCATTGAAAGCGTACTCGAGTTCGCTCAGGGGTTGGATATTGACTGGGCTGACCTAGCCCTTCCTGGGGATTTTTTATGCTTTGGTGAAGCAAACACAGGAGCAACCCCATGCCTGACACCTACACGAAAGAGCAGATCGCCTACGTAAAAAAACGCTTTACGCGAATCAAAGAACTTGGCCCCGGCTATATGAACGAAGATAGGTATGACGCACTTGCGCTTCTCTCCGCCCTGTCCACCGCCGAGCAGGAGCGCGACGCCCTGAAAGCCCGGTGCGCGGAGCTGGAGGCAAGGCTACAGGGGGCGGCAGAGCGAGTCGTTGAACAACTCAAGGCGTGGTCAGATAGTTCCATCGACCTACTGCGAGTAGTCATCGTCGGCAAGAAGGAGGACTAATCAATGGCTTTAATATTTATTGACGGTGATTTTCCTACCGGGGCAAAATGTAAGTACCATTGTTCTCCGACGTGTCATCCGGGTCAAATTGATGAAAACCACTGGCATTTTGGGTGCTTGCATAAAGCGTGGCCGCAAAACCGTAGAGGCGACTTTTGCCCATTCGTAGAATGTGGAGGTGACCCAAGTAAATGTGAAATGCCCCCTCGTTTTTTGAAAAACATGATCGCTGGCAAGAAGCGGAAAATTACAAACGCCAATAAGAAAGCGAAGGTAGCAGAAGAAGAGCTTAAAGAGCTTGAAGAAACTCTAAATATTCTTCCACGCAAGAGGGAGGACACGCCATGAAACTACAAACACTCGACGAGTACGCGCAAAGGATGTTACAGAAATGAGTGAGATTAAATCACCGCTAAGGTCGATCAGGGCCTACTGCCTTGGATGTTGCTGTGAGTCGGCGCACGAGGTTAAGGCGTGCACATTTACCGATTGCGAGCTTTATCCGTATAGGCTCGGCCACGCAGTAAATAGGGCGAAGCGCGAGCTAACAGACGATCAGCGGGAAAAACTACGGCAACGCATGGCCGCGTTGCGGAAGCCTGTTCTACAACCGTGAAAAAAAACGCCACGGGCAAATCTATAAAGGGGGTCTTGTGAAAGATATCAATTCGGTTGTGTTGGTTGGACGGCTCACGAAGGACGGCGAACTCAAATACGCTAAGTCTGGCCTTCCCATCCTTGCCTTTTCTCTTGCCGTCAACCGAAGCATAAAGCAGGGCGATGGATGGAAGAACGAAGCGAGCTTTATTGACTGCGAGTATATGGGTAAGCCTGGGGAGGCTGTGGCGCGATACTTGACGAAAGGGCAGCAGGTCGGCGTCGAGGGGGAACTAAAACAAGACCGCTGGGAGCAAAACGGGCAGGCGCGGAGCAAGCTCGTGGTGAGCGCTCATAACGTCAGGCTTATGGGCGGGAAACAGGAAGCGATAGACTACTAAGCGATAAAACAAAAGTAAGGAGGAAAGGGCGATGCGTGGTAACATACGGAGACATTTGCGAAGCGTTCTGTAGGTATGCGGCAGGCCGGAAACAAGGGGACTGGAACCGGCTCTGGTTTCTTTGCGAGGAGCGCATGGCTGCTCTCGTCAAGACTAAGGCTAAACGGCTCTCGGTACCGTTGGATGCGATGGATTTGATGGACCTGATCCGCGATTCGACGGTGCGGGTACTGCGGAAGCTAAAATCGGCTCCCGATGTGACGGAAGATTATATTAGTGTAACGTTTTACAATGAAAACCGCACAGCCTTCGAGGAGTTTAACCGAATCAATAAGCGCTGGCGACGGATGGAGAATGCTGCTTCTGCCCTAAATAATGCGTGGCGCTTATAGTGATCATTGGCTGCGACCCCTTATTGGCTCCCAGGGTTATTTTTTAACGATTACCATTCTTGGCGTCGGCGCCATCCATCTTCGAGATTCGAAGGCTTCGACGTATATCCAGCGCCGGCCACTTCGCCCGGGCCCGAAGACTTGTCGTTTCAGGTGCCCCGTCACCTGTCTCCATCTTGCCACCCGCCCATCGGTTCCCTTGCCTATGGCTTGTTGGCTCTCGTGGGATGTCACGGGTCTTGTCGTAAGGGATATATAACGCCGAACCCATCCAGATCGCCCGTGCTCTTGATCTTTAATTTTGACTGACCGCTTCCTTGGCTGCGGCTTGTTTTCGGCGACTATCGGTGTCTTTTCAGCCTCTAAGAGGAGGCCGTAAATTAAGACAAAACGAATTGCGTCTTGTGCCCATCCGTTAAACGGCTCCAGCTCGTCGGGGGAAACAGGGGGGATTGTGTCGGGGTCGGTTAGATCATCATTAGTCCAGCGGGGCTTCCAGAGTGCAAAAACTACGCCACCGTTTATGTCTCTTCCGGTGTACCCAAGGATCCCATATCGGCCGTCGGGAACCTGATATATCCCAAGATCGGTTGTGCTCCCAAAAAGACAGGCTCCGCCAGCTTCGATAATGAGCGCCGAACGAAGGAGTGCCGGCGGCTCCCGTGGTACTGATCGCAGGTCTGTTGACTCGATTAGATTAAGAGCGTCTTGGCGCAACTCGTGTATAAGGGGCTGTGTCCCCATCGCTAAGGCGAGAGCGCCCAGGTTTACGAATATCGGTTCTTCTCGAACCATGCTTGGACCCCACCCCTGCATTGCTACTGTAGCGGCGGCTACCCGGAAATCTTTAATCCCATCAGGCCATTTTGCAGGGATGCGGGCAACAGTTTCAGCGAGGGTCATTATCGGCTCCCGCTTAGCATTATATCAAGCTCTTCCCTGGTTATCTCTTTTTTACAATGCGGGCAAATTATTTTATGCGGCATATACTCGTGCTTCTTTTTTGTTATGCCCAAAACTACCCGCCAAAAATAAACTGAGTTGGAAGATATGTGATATTTTGCCTCAAACTCTTTTGGTCGAAGCAGCGTTAGATCATGTAGATGCTCTTCCCACCACTTCCGGCCATGTTTTTTACTTTTTGCAATTCTTTTTGATATTTCGGGATTTATGGCTCCGAACTTTTCTCTCCAATATCGGAGCCCTTGGCTTGTAATCCCCTCTGATTCATATTTTTTCCTGAAATCCCATGGCGATAATTTTATAACTTCATCCCTATGAGCCTTCCACCATTCTGGTTTTTTATTTCTTTGACGTTCGGTTGGAAGGCCCATTTTATGCCAATAATTAAATACGGTTTGCCTGCCTATCCCATATTTTTTACTAAATCCCGTTTGGCCCAATTTTATCATTTCGTCTTTATGACTCTCCCACCATTCCATGGGATATAGCGGCTGTTTTGGCATTAATCGGCTCTCGCCCTCAGCTCCTCCAGCCAGTCCACGAGGGCGAACTGCTGGCCCACATTTAGCCCGCGTAGTTTTGCCAAGAGCACATCGCGGTCAACCTCGAAAAACTCAAATTGGCTCTCGATCTCGTCTTCGGTATCGGCCAAAACGGCTCCGGCTACAATGCCTGCCGGCTCGTAGATTGTAGAGAGCGCATTATTGAGCATGATGTTGACCTCCTCTTGCGAAAACAGCTTCCGCAGCTCCCGCCGCTCGATCGCCATAAGCTCGGCGTAGCGGTCAACAATAACAGTGATGGCCGATGATAGCCCCCCGTACCGGCTCTCGTAGTCTTTGAGCCGGGTGTCCATTAGCGAATTGCGATAAATGCTTGTTCTTTTCCCTTTCATACTTCCTCCTTATCGGCTCTTGCCCACTACGCGGGTGGCGAGCTTCTCTTTCTGATTTTCTCGCCAAGCTCGCAATTCCAGGTTTTTTTCCCTGTATTTTTCCAGGGCAGGTTTAATTTCATCCCATGAAAAATGGGCGTGAAAAAAATCCGCTTGTGTAACTAAAGACGTATCGTAGGCGTCTTGATACGCTCGATTAGGATACGTATCATTAGCGTCATACGCGGCGGCGGCAGCAGTAACGGAAATGTTGTCGAACACGGCCAAAACGGTGTGATATTCGGAACCGCAGACGTGTGCTGCGGCCAGAGCCGCAAAATATTCCGCGTGCGGATAGTGCTCCCCGGCATCCGTTTGCGCAGCCAATGCTCCGGCAAGCGCAGTATTAAGATTGTCTGCGGATGCTGTGCCGGTCGCATATTTTTTTGCTATTTCCACGGCTTCTCTGCTCCGTGGATCGTGCAAAAAATCATAGGTTGTTTTTGTGTCGATAATTGGCATGTCTTGCAAGGCTAAACAAGCCAAATACCGCAGTTTGTTTATGTTGTATTCTGCTTCCCCTAACACCCACTCCATCTCATACCGATCACGGGACTTGAGCCACGCTGTTTTTATTCTCCCCAAATCAGCGACCGGATTGTCGCTGTCCGCATAAATAAATAATCTGTGTAACATCGGTATTCTTTCTTTTTTCATTTTCTCCTCCTACCCCCCGACTGGCTCCCGCTATGCGGCGAGCTTATAGGCCGGATGCCGTGCAAGCATCACGGCTGTTGTATCGGCGGCCTCTACGAAGTCGCCCGCGTCCCATTGGCTCCGGCCTTCCCGCCTCATCCGGCGATTGGCTGCATCGGCTCCGGCTGCCATAGCGAGGCTATACCACGCCCGCGCTGTGTACTTAGTTGCGTCCATACTTACCCCCTACCCCCCGTTGGCTCCGGGGGGCTTATTGGCTCTCAATATGCGTTGTCGCTAAACTCGATACGCACAAGCTGGTCAGGCCATCGCCCGGTCTTGCTCATTACGGCTTGCTCGTCGGTCATATCAAGCCCCCAATACTCGGCCAGCTTTGCGGTCAGCTCTTGGCGTACCTTGTCGCTCATTTCCCGGGCAGTGAAAACATATTTCGATTGAGGAATGTCGCCACGGCGGTTGCTATATTCGTATATATCATTCATACCATCAAAGTGGCCCATTTCGTACTTTCCGACAATCTCGTCAACGCTTTTGCTTGTAGGGCCGTCCATCCAATCTATATTTACATGGTCGCCCATCGAATAACCCTTTGATGTAACCCGGAAAGAAACGCCAGGGAACTTGGCTTTCAGCTCTGCGCGAATCGCTGCGGCGGCTGCGGCCTGGTTTGATGGCGTGCGGTTGGCTCTGGCCTGGATTTTGCGTTGGGCGTTGCGTTTCTGCCCATCGATATAGTCAGCAATGTACTTTTCGCGGCGTTCGACCGTTGAAAAAGTATAATGGAAATCCGGCTTCGCCCGCTTGCCACCAAAGGCCAAAGCCTCGAAATATACCCGACCGCTTCCGTTCACCTGTTGAGGGGAGCGGAGAATAGTACAAAGCTCTAACTTGTCCGCAAGATACCCCTTCTTTTCGTAGTACGCGATTTCACTCTCTTGGCTCCCGTAATAAAGGCTTGTCCTCATATTGGCTCCCGTTGCCGATCTTGCCTGGTGGCTGTCGGCTCTCGTGATGCCCCGGCTATGCCAGGGGATACCGCCGGGCGGTGATGAGCCGCCCTACCCCGTCGGGGGGACGGTTAGCGGGCGAAAGGCCCATGATAGTGATAGCCCATAATTTCGCAGAAATTCTCAAGGTGCCTGGCTTCATTTGGTTTTAATGCTGTCCCGCGCACATGGATATTTTCGCCAATCTTCATAGTTTCAAGCGCGTGCATGGAAAAATTCCACTGAATTTCCTCACAAACCCTTTTAGATAAATTTGATTTTTCCGAATATCTCATTTTTCTCGTCCTTTGCGCCTCACCATTGGCTAGCGCTATTAGGTTTCGGCCTGCTGGCCTCATCGGGCGGCGAGCCTCACGCCGCGACCCGGCCCCGGACGATGCCGGGGCTGTGGGGCTTAGACAATTTGCCCTACACGGTAGTCGCCCTGTAGGGAGCTACGGAGGACGACCATACTCCCCTCGATATATTTGCCGACAAAAAGCCCCTTGTCGTAGGGGTGGTCGTACACCCGCTCCAACATCCTCATGGCCTCGGCTCTGGTGATGGCGCTGGTGGAAAAGTCATAGCTTTCCCGCTCAGCTACAAAAGCGTCGCGCTCCCGGCGCGTCCGGAACGCCAGAGCCGTCTTGGTGTTGCAAAACCCGAATCCCGGGTTGCTTTGCCTGACGGTCCTGTCAAATTTCGCATAAAACATTCTGTCCTCCCTGCCGCCTCCGCTCTCGCGTGGCGGGCTCTGGATTATAATTCCCCCCGCATACGCGGGGGTGTTGGCTCCTAAATTATTTCCACCCTCAGATATTTGAGGGTGAACCCTGCTGGTAGGGTTGTTGCGCCCTCCGGCAGCCTGCCGCCCACGACCTGGGCGACATAGGCTACGTCACCCTTTCGCAGGGTGACATTGATGCGTGCCATGGGCACGCCCAGCACCGCCGCCGTGTCTGCATGGCCGACGGCGGAGACAAGTCCCGCGGGCAGCGCCGGGACTTCGGTGATCTGAATGTTGGCGGGGAAATCCGCCAACATCTGTAAGCTGAAAGCGTTGAGTAAATACATCACTCAACCTCCTTTACAGAGGCCAGCTTGGCCTCTACAGCTCTTCGGGCGTCGGCTTCCGTGGCGCCCTCGGCTCCGACAATATAGTTGCCGAGGTTGTCATATGCCTCGGCACTCCAATACGCCTCATGGGCGGGGAGCGTAATTTTCTCCCACTGCCCATCGTTTTCCACCCATCGGCTTCGGGTGGGGACAGCCTGATGGTAGGCTGTCCTGATTTCAATAGAGGGAGTAGCAGCTCCCTCCTCGACAAATTCTACCTGCGAGGCAGGGATGCCTACGCAGGCGGCCCAGGCATCCGCCCCACGAGCGGCGACGGAGGCTAAAAACTCCTCGGCGTCTGCTCGGGTGAGCCAGCGCCCGCTTACACCCTTTATTTTTGTCATCCCCTACAATCTCCTTGATTGTAGTGTACTACTATATGGTGGTACTGTCAAGGGGGTTTTTAAAAAAAAATGCAAAAAAAAAGAGCGATTTTTTGCGAAAATCCTCGGGCGATCGCCCACTCTTATATTAGGGACTGATGCGCTACAGTCGGGCGCGTGGCTGAGGAGGATAGGAGAGTGGATTGGTTACGTACGAGGACATCCTACAAGCATGGGAGCGGTGGCATGCAACGGGGAGCAAGCGGGACTGGGACGCGCTATGGCTACTAACACAGGAGCGCATGGGGACGCTGATCAAGACAAGCATCCGCGGGCGTCGAGTTGATGACGACGATCTGCACGACATGATTACAGGCGCGACATGCTCGGTTATGGATCGGTTTCGCGCTGCCAATTACGCTGATTTGGCGTGGGTGCGCTCTAGGCTGTGCCTCATCGTCGGTCAGGTCATAGTTATATGTAGCCGCAAAGCCAGAGCGCTTAATCGGGAGGTTGGGCTCGATGATATCCCGCTCGCCGTCGACATAATGCAAAAACCCTGCCAAGCGTAAAATTTTTTACGATTTTTTATTTTTGCCAGACACCTGTTGTATCTCTTGTATATAGGGGGCGGTCTCTTCTGGGGCCGCGCCCCGCAGGGGCGACATGGCAAAAAAAGACAAAAAAACTCAAAACGCGACCCCCAAGCGTCGCGGGCCTCCTCCCATGTACAGCGACCCCGCCGTACTCCAGGCCAGGGTTGACGAGTATCTCGCTACGACCGGGGACCAGCTGGTAACCCTCCCTGACGGCTCGATGGCGCGGGATAGCAAGGGCAACCCGGTATGGCGCAGGGTAACGCCCACGATGGCGGGACTCGCGTATCACCTAGGATTTTGCAATCGCGCCTCGCTCCAGGATATGGTAGACAGGGCGAGAGAGCCCGGAGCGACAGAGGCCGAGCGTCAAATCTCCAGCATCGTATCACGTACCAAGCTGCGTATCGAGTCGCACTGGGAGAGCGAGCTGACAACGCCGGGCTGTGCCAACGGGGTCAAGCTCTGGCTGACCAACCACGCCAAATACCGCGACAAGCAGGACATTGCGGTGACTGGCGACCTGCCCACGATCGTGATTACGGGACCCGGCCAGGGCGAGCGGGACTAATATGCACAGATTATACAGCACGCTCGATATAACCCCGCGTTTTTACGATACTTTTGGATTAATTATACAAGCACGTCTGCATAATTATACAGGCGGTGTACGATGAGCGGCCAGGAGTTACGGCTTACCGGGCCGCAGTGGGCGGTCTACCGCGCTCCGGCGCGGCACCGGGTGCTGGTCGCGGGGCGCAGGTTTGGCAAGACGCACCTCGCCGCGATCGAGCTGATGACGGTTGGGGTCAACCGCCCAGGTAGCGCGTCGTGGTATATCGCCCCCACCTACGGCATGGCGCGGGATATCATGCTCCCCAAGCTCAAGGACATCATCCCCCCGGGCTATATCGCGGCGCTCGATCAGACCGATCTGCGCATCACGTTACGCAACGCCAGTACGATCTCGCTCCGCTCTGCGGACAATCCTGATCGCCTGCGGGGTCCTGGTCTCGACATGGTGGTACTCGATGAGGCCGCCTATATGGTGCCCGAGACGTGGCCGACGATACGCCCGACACTCTCGGACACCGGTGGGCGTGCGCTGCTGATCTCCACGCCTGCGGGGTACAACTGGTTCTACGACGTTTTTTCCGGGGCGGCGTCCTCGCCCGATTGGAGCGCCCATACCTATACCACCGCCCAGGGCGGCAATGTGCCACCCGAGGAGATCGAGGCGGCGCGGCGCGACATGGATGCAAGGACCTACCGCCAAGAGTACGAGGCGAGTTTTGAGAGCCTCGCGGGGCGCGTGTACTACGCATATGACAGACGGGCGTATCCCGAGGGCAACACGGGCGATGTTGCGCTCACCGATGGGCCCGTGCTTGTCGGGATGGATTTTAACATCAACCCCATGTCGGTCGTTTTCGCCCAGCGGAGGGGCGGACAGATACACGTATTCGGCGAGCTGACCATTGACAACAGCAATACCGAGGAGATGGCGCAGGCGATCAGTGCGAGGTTCCCCAAGCGCCATGTCCGCGTCTACCCGGACCCAACGGGCAACGCGCGCAAAACCGCCGCCCCTGTCGGGCAGACTGATTTTACCCTCCTCCGTAAGCACGGCTTTACCGTCCTCGCGCCCCCCGCGCCCTACCCTGTAGCCGACAAGATCAACACGGTCAACACGGCGATGTGTACTGCGTCCGGCGCACGGTCTGTCATCATCAATGCACGCGCCTGTCCGCAGCTCTGCCGGGGGCTGGATGGGCTGACGTATAAGCCTGGGACGAGCGAGCCGGACAAGAGCCTGGGCCTCGATCACATCACTGATGCGCTGGGCTATCTCCTGCTATGGGAGTTGCCTCTGCGGGGCGGCGCAGGCGGTCTCTCCCTGGGGGTTGTATGAGCGAGATAACCAAAGCATTAGAGGCGGTACACCCCGACTATACCGCACAGATCTCCGAGTGGCGCAAAGCCGAGGATTTTGCCAGCGGCATCCGGGCGATGCGCAAGCACGACCTGGGCGCATGGGCGACGGGGTGCGCAACGCTGTACCAGACCGATACTGGGTCGTGGTCACGGGCGCGCCCGGCGGGGACCAATTTTGTCTCCATCGCCCAGGGTGCGTACATCCTACCGACAAGCGACCGCATGACATACAACGAGTACGTGCTCTACCTGCTCCGAGGCCATTGTCCGAGCTATGTCGGGCTGACGCTCGGCGGGTATCTCGGGCTCGTGTTTTCCGCGCCTCCTGTGGTCGAGCTACCCTCTGGGGCTGAGCCGTTGGCGCAGGACGCAGACTACGAGGGTACGCCGCTTGTCGAGTTTGTTGAGCGTGTCTTTGCGGCGACTCTGCGGACCGGGCGTTGTGGCGTGCTGATCGATTCCCCATCCGAGGTGCCGGAGGGCGTATCGGTGGCCGAAGCGGAGCGGGCGGGCATCAGGCCCTATGCGGCGCTGTATAAGGCCGAGGACATACTCGACTGGCGCGCCTCGCGGGTCGGGGGGCGCTGGGTCGATAGCTATTTTAAGCTCAGGGAAAAGGTCAGACGCGGCGACGGGTACGACTACGACTACCGCGAGCTGATGCTAGACGCCCAGGGTTATCGGCAAAAGGTATGGACGAGGAGCGACAGCAATAGCGAGTACATCTCAAGGACCATAACGCCGCTCAAAAACGGACAGCCGATACGCGAGTTGCCGTTCTACCTCTACTCGCCGCGAGGCGGACGCAGAGAGATAGAGCCGTCACCCGTGGCCGACCTCATCGAGCTACAGCACGAGTATTACCAGTGGGCGGTCGAGTTTGCTAATGCGTGTTTCGCGGTGGGCATCCCTACCCCGGCGTTTTTGGGGTTTGAGAAGGAGGAGGTGGACAACATCGTCCTCGGTGGACTCAACGCGATTTGGACCACTCGCGACGGCGCTGACGCCAAGTATCTGGAGTTTACCGGCGCGGGGCTTGACCCGCTCGCGGCTCGCGGAAGCTCAATTTTGACTAACATTGCCAAATTTGGGACGCGGATGCTCACGCAGGATAAAGCGGCGGCGGAAGCCGAGGGGACTGTGCGCATCAGGGCGTCGGGTGAGTCGGCGACGCTGGCGGATATGGCGCGTGCCGCATCTAGGATAACTGAGCAATGGCTACAGTTTGCAATTGATTGGGGCTTCGGAGGCGGTAAGGCGACTTTTGAGCTTGCCACCGAGTATATCGATACCAAGCCAGACGCAAGCCTGCTTAAGGAGCTACGCCAGCAAGTTGAGGCTAACCTCCTTGGGCTCTCCGACTTTATCCGCTATCAGCGCAAGGTCAACCTCATCGACGACTCGCGGAGTGACGAGGAGATACGCGCAGAGCTTGAGGCGCAGGCCGAGCAAAGCAAGGCTAGGAGCGAGTCCGAGCTGGCGGACCGCCTCGCCGCGCTGGGGGTGGCGTGAACGCGAACGAGACCATCCTACGCTCGCTCATTGCGCATGATGACGAGTGGGGGCGGCTCTACCAACAAGAGCTAGCCGAGCTCCTCGCGATTATGGACGAGGCGCACGACCGTGCGCTATCAGGCATCGCAACGCTGTGGGGCAAAGTCGCCGAGACCAAAGAGCATATCGACGCGACGTATACCGACGCCGCGAAGAGAGTTAAGGCGCGGCTCGACGCCGACATGCCGAGCGTGGGAAAGGACGAAAGCGCGTATATCCGCGTGCTGATCGGCGAGGTGGCGCAGGGCGTAGCGCTCAAGTCGTCAAAGATACTGTGGGCCGAGGTTGCGAAGCTTCCAGCGGCCAGTGGGCTTACGCTCTACCAGCTCGCCGACAACATGGCTGTGGACAACATCGCCGATGTGGTGACGACCGTACAGCAGGGGCTACAAGCTGAAAAAACGCTTGCCGAGGTGGTGCGGGACTTGCGCGGCACGGTGGTGACCAAGGCGCGGTGGGTTAAGGGCAAGTACGTACCTGGGGTCTACGAGGGTGGCGTAATGACCACTGATACCCGCGAGACTGAGATGTTCGCACGGACGGCGATAATGCACGTGGGCAATAGCGCTCGGGAAGCGTTTTACGAAGCCAATGCCGACATCATTAAAGCGTATATGCGCGTCGAGGTCCTCGACGAACGCACGTGTATCGAGTGCGGAATCGCTGACGGGAGGATGTACAAGGTTGACGAGCCGCGGCCCTCACTCCCCGCGCATCCGAACTGTCGCGGATTTTACGCGCCGGTATTAAAAAGCTACCGCGAGCTAGGCGTAGACATCGACGAGCTTCCGGCAGGTGTCAGGGCGAGCATGGACGGCGCGGTCCCGCAGTACAAGACATGGCGCGATGTGGTAGCCGAGGGTTCAGCGGCGCGGCAAGACGCGATTCTGGGGCCGACTCGGGCGCGGCTATATCGTGGCGGGATGAAGCTGGACAGCTTTGTTAAAGACGGCAAGCTAGTGCCGATCAAGGAGCTTAAACAATGAGTTTAGGGTGGTTGTTTTGCTATGTCAGTGATCCATACATGCAAGACGGAAAATGTATGGTTGATATTAAAGCAAGAAAATGGGTCACGTGTATTTTAACCATGCTCACGAAAATAAACGAAATACTAAGGAGCTGGTGAAATGACTTGTATGGTAACGAAGCCCGTGAAAAAGGGCGAGAAAATCAAGGTCCACAACGAGGAATACGAGGTTGTGAGTTGCACGCGTATCAAGGACACGAATTTTTACAATGTGCAATACGCGGTCCCTGTGGAAGAGAAGGAATAAGGAACCATCCGGCAAGGCCGGAAAACATACGGGCAAGGCCCAAACCCCAAGGGGGAAGTGATGGACAGACTAAAGGCCCTGCTGAAAAAGCTGGGCGCGACCGACGAACAGGTGGCGGAGGCCGAGGGCCTTGTCACCGAACATACGCAAAGCGCAGTAGACGCCGAAGTTGCCGGGTTGAAAAAGAAGAACAAGGAACTGCTTGAGAAGTACAAGAATCCGGACGACGACGCACGGAACAAGCTCATCGCGCTCGAACAGGAGCGGGACGAGCTGAAGGCCGACCTTGCGCGGATACAGAAAGACAGCGATGCGGCTAAAGCAAAGCTGGCGAAGGCGGAAAAGGAGCGGGACGATCAGGTCGCCGCCGCGAAAAAGACCGTCGCTGACCTGCTGGTAGATGGCGGCCTAACCGCCGCGTTTGCCGGAAAGGTCAAGGACGCACACCTAACCGCCGTCAAGCTTTTGCACGCCGGAAAATTCGTTGTCGAGTATGACGCGGATGGAAAGCCTAAAGCGCTGGCGACCGTGAAGAGCGCTGATGGGAAAGAGAAGAAACTTACGCCTGCCGAATTCGCTTCCGAATGGCTCGGCTCGGCGGAAGGCAGGGAATGGGCGCTCGCGGGTCGCAATGTCGGCGGTGGCGCTGGTGGATCGGGAACCGGGGGCGATGCTCCTGGGAAAAAGTGGGCTGAAATGTCCTACCAAGAGCAGATAAAGCTCTACAAGGCAAACCCCGTGCTTGCAAATCAGATGATGGGCGAGACGGTTTAAGGAGTAATGTATGGCTGAGACTAAAATTGCTGATATCATCGTCCCCGAGGTGTTCGGGCCGTATATCATGGAGCGGTCCCTGAATCAGAGCAAGTTCTTTGATTCGGGAATCATGGTCAAGTCTCCCCAACTTTCGCAGTATCTGGGGGGCGGGGGAAAGACTTTTAATATCCCCTTCTGGCAGGACCTTTCCGGTGCTACTGATATCCCCTCCGAGACTGTGGCTATTGATGTCAACAAGATCGACACCGAGAAAATGATAGCCCGGAGACAGATCAGGGAGAAGGCGTGGGGTGCTAATAGCCTCGCCTCCGCGCTCGCCGGGTCCAATGCGTTCGACGCAATCGCCGCGAGGGTCACCGGGTTCTGGGGTAAGGCGCTCGATACCCTGGCGATTTACACTGTGCGCGGCGTTATCGCCAACAACGTAGACGCTGATTCATCCGATCTTGTAGTCGATATCTCTTCCTCGACGGGTACCGTGGTTTCGACCAATAAGATCACCGCGCCCAAGACCATAGAGGCGGTGATGAAGCAGGGCGATATGTTCGACGAGATTACCGGCATCGCGCTCCATTCCGCCGTATATGCGACGCTCGTCGAGAACGACCTGATCGATTACGTAAAGGATTCGCAGTCGAGCATGAGCATCCCCACCTACATGGGGCTTCGCGTCATCGTGTCCGACAACCTGCCCAAACTTACGGGCGTCGGGTCCGAGTATAAGTATCACTCGTACCTGTTCAAGAAGGGTGCGCTGGCTTACGGCGCTAACATGGGGCCGATACTGCCCGTAGAGATAGGCCGCGATGCGACCAAGGGCGCTGGTATCGACATTCTCTATACCCGCAGGCAGTTCGCCATTCATCCCCTCGGGTTCTCCTGGGTCATGGCTTCCGATACCGGGATTACTCCCAGCGACGCAAACCTGTACCACGAGGATTCCTGGGATCGCGTTTACGACATTAAGAATACCGGCGTCGTGGCCCTGATTTCCAACGGCTAAGGGAGGGTGTAATGACTCATAGCAGAAAACGCTATCAGAAAATAATCCTCGCGATGGAGGACGCGCTCACTACGAGCCGCGACACCAATATCGCGGGGCTGGCTTCGGCTATCGCGCTGTGTTCGAGCCTCCTGACCAAGTACGCCGCGCACGTGGCCGATGTAACCGTGGGCGAAGAGACCGGCGAGCATAAGGCACTTCATACCGCTGGCCAGCTTGCTTCAACCGTCGCGCCGCTCAATCTAACCGAGCTTCTGACGCGGGTAAACGACCTTACGGCCAAGTATACCCTGCACAATACCGACGCGGCAGCCGCGACCCCTACCTATCACCAGGCCGATGTCGGCGCGGGTAATGCGCTAGTGGCTACTACTACGGTTACCACGCTCTCCGGGGCTATCACGCGGCTGAACGACATCAAAGCCAAGTATAACCTCCACGACGCTGATACCACGGGTCATACCACGGGCGCAAAGTACGCGACTGCTGTTGACAACGCCGCTCTTGGCACTGCCATCCGCATTTCTGCGGGTATGGAGCAGGTGCGCATTGGCGACACCGTGAGCTGGGCGATTCTCAACGACGGTACTGGCAATGTAACCGGAGTATCTGCGGTAGCGGGTGACGGGTATGTCGATTTCACCTTCTCGGCTGACCCGCAGGACGACGCGATCATTTCGTATTGCGTCGCGGCTGACTAACGGAGGGAGCAATGCCTGAGTTCAAAGTTCCCAAGGGGATACTCGAAAAGCAGAAGTTGGAGCAGGCGTTGCTCCGCATCAGCGCGCTTGAAAAGCAGGTGAAGGCGTTGAGGGAAAAGGTTGACGGTAAACCGAAGAAGGGCAAGGAATGAGCATCGTCGTTGAAGACGGCACGGGCGTTGCTGGCGCTGTAGCCTATAGCACCGCGACGGAATTGCGGGACTATGTCCCACGGGGCGGTCTTGCGGTTCCGTCCGGCGCGACCGACGAACAGCTTGAAGCGGCGCTTGTGCGCGGCACTGCCTATGTCGAAGCCGCATTCTCTAGCCGCTGGCCAGGGGTCCGGGAAACAGAAGACCAAGGGCTCGCGTGGCCGAGAGCCGATGCACTCGATATCGAGGGATATGAGCTAAGCGGCGTACCGCAGGCGTTGAAAAACGCTTGCATGGAAGCGGCGCTGATCGAAGCTAATGAGGCCGGCGCACTCACCGAAGCGTTGGAGCGCGGCGGAATGCTGATTCGGAAGAAAACCGGGCCGCTGGAAAAAGAGTATGCGGCGGGTGCTCCCGTCGGCACCGTCTACCCGGTCATTAAGCAATGCCTTGCATCGATCATGCGGCTTGGCGGAGGCGTCAAGTTCACGCGAGGATAAAATGCCTGTGGTTGAACGTGGCGGTACCGCCAGCGCGTTTTGTTTGAAAAAGGGCAAATAGTATTGGCTAACGCTTAAAACGCGGCCAAGGGGTGTTGTAGTGGGATATGAGAAAGATCGCCGAGAGGCGGCAAAGGATATTCGCGAAGACGGAAAGCTTCTCACATTGCGGTATCCCGGCCTTGCTTTCGAGTATTGGGTGCAGTCCTATGACCCGATATTTGGCGACACATGGACGCTGACCGTTCCCGAATCGGTCATTATCCCACTCGCGACACTCAAGGATTACGGGACATCAGGGCAGTATGGGCGCTATGAAGGCGAACTGTATCAAAACGTATATAAAAGCGACCTGCTCACTGATGGAACCTGGGTTCTCGATGGAAGCGAATACTTGGACGGCGTTATCGATGAATGGCTGAAATGTACCCTGGTAATGCACACAAACCCGGGAATCATACCCGTGGATTACGCGGTTTACGCGCTTGAGCTTGCATACAAGGACCGCGATTACGACGGGGAACGGATTAAGGTGGGCGATCGTAAGTTTATGGTATCCGCCCTATCAGACAGTAGCATCGTGATACCGAAGCCAAATGTCGGCGGCAAGCTTTTTGTTGGCGATACATCAGGAACGCCGTTGACTGTCGTGACGGTTGAGCCGTTCGAGCCGGGCGATACTGCGCTTTATTACACCATACAGGCGAGGGGTTGATATGGCGGGTGACGGAATGTTTTCTGCTTCGATCGCCTCATTCGTGGGCAAGGTTGAAGCGCAAAATAAAACTATCTGCCGCAAGACCGCGATTGACGTGTTCACGAGCATCATAGAGGCGACGCCCGTAGACAAAGGCATGACGCGCAACAACTGGTTGCCCTCCACGGGGACACCCGCAAGCGGAAAGCCAGATGTTGAAGGAAAAGGTGGCGAAATAGCAATAAGCGCGGTCAAGGCAACGATAGGCGGCTGGAACCCTGAAAAGGAAGATGCGTTCCTGACGAACAATTCCATCGTCGCCGTGGTACACGAATACGGGTTATATCCCAATCCGCCTAAAAAGGGGACGGGTAAAACCATTAACGGCTATTCGACCCAGGCGGTCGGCGGCATGGTCGGCCTAACCATCGCCAAGAAGAAGGGGGGCGCATGAGCCTTTTAGATGTACGCCATGCGCTCATGACTCGTGCGACTACAGCATCACCGGGAGCCGCGATTCCCACTGAGAAAACATGGTTCGAGAATAAGCGGCACATGATGAACGGCGTTGAAGCGCCACCGCCGACCGATAGCCTCTGGTATCGCATTGTATGGATTCCTGGTCCAAATCCGAACATGGACGGAATCGGTTACGGCGCAAAAGTACGACACACCGGAATCATGCAAATCAATGTATGCGACGGGCGCGCCGGTACTGATGGCGGTGGTATGGGGGATATCCCCGTATCGACCGAAGCACAGCGTATCCAGGACTGCTTTAAGCCTGGGTTACAGCTTAGTTACAACGGCCAGGGCGTAACCGTAACGTCGTGCGGCAGGACCGGCGGATTGTACGACGAAACCGGTGCGTATGTCGTCGCCGTGCGCGTGTATTGGGTTGCTGATGTAACGAATTAGTCCGCTAGTAGGAACGTCGGGAGACATACCGAACACGGACATCTTTTAGAAAACGAACGTCGTGAGACGTACGGAGGGAAGTATGGCAAGAGCAAGTGGCTCCAGGTGGCAGCCTTCATACGTCACCGAATCAGCGTTAGGCACTCCTAGCGGAACGCAGTTTACTAAAACAAGGCTTCTGTTGTCCTCGGAAGGCATACGACAGCAGAGAGCGAACCTACAGAGCCAGGAGGCGGTAGGCGATAGGTCAGTCGCGCAGGGGCGGCTTGGTAATAAAAACAACACCTTCAAGGGGACCGGCGAATTATCCTACGGCACATTCGAGGACTTTATAGCGTCTGCAAATATGAACGCATGGGTAGCCGCTGGCGATGCTATCGCGTCCTTGACTGTTACGGTTGTCGCCGGCACTACCAACACGATGGCGGCAACGGGCATAGGTGGTACCGGTGGAAGTGCGATCGCGGTTGGCGATTACGTCAAGGTGTCTGGTTTCGGTACGGGCTATACCGCGAATAATGGCTTTTTCAAGGTCACGGCGAGGACCGCAGATTTGCTGACCTTTGGCGAAGCGAAAGACCCGGTTACCGGTGCTTCGCTTCTGACCGCCGCAACTGCGCAAGCTAATATCACCGTCCAGCGCTGTAGCTACTGCGTTACCGGGGCTACCGAGAAATCACTAGCCTTTGAGGATGCGTTGCTTGATGCTTCTATTTATTTTGAGGCGCTTGGTTGTGTCTGCAATGGCATGACCCTTGATATTGGCCTGGATGCGATTGTCACCTGTGCGTTTGATTTTATCGCTCAGCGAGTCCTTGGACCATCTGGAAGCCGATATGCAATAACCTACGCCGAAAAAACCACAACGCTTCCTATTCGCGCAACAGACTGTATCGTCGCTATTGATGCGGTGCCTGTGGCGACCATCACGGCGCTGTCCCTGGCGATGGCGAACGATCGAAGCCCGCAGTTTTCCATAGGGCTGGCCGATGCTACTGGTATCGCATATGGAAGGTCGAACCTTACCGGAAATCTTTCCATGTATGCCGAGTCTGACACTTTCTGGGCGAAGTATTCCGCGGAAACCCGTATCGCGCTTGGCTTGAAATTCATGGATTCCACGGGAAACTACGGCTATGCGGTAGACGTTCCCCGCGCTCTTATCACCGATAGCTCATTCGCCAAAACCGAGAAAGATGTCATCCAGAACCTGCCCTTGCAGATCGAGAAAGACCCCACGAGCGGCCTGATTAACTGGCGCTGGTGGAAACTCGCGTAACTATCGTCGTGAGACGAAAGGAGCTTAGAGAGCATGAAGTTTTCCCGTTGTGATTCACAGACCCTAGCCGAGAAAGGCGTAGAAGCCGAAGTACCCGACCCTGTTACCGGTGCGCCCTCTGGCGCGTTCCTCACCCTCCTCGGTGCCGACTCAAAGGTATTCCAAGCGGCCATAGAGGAAATAACCGCACGGAATAAGGCCAGGGGCGTGAATGGCTTAAAGGACGCAGATCAGTGCGAACTATATGCACGCTGTACTATCGGGTGGCGGGGCTGGGAAGACGAGGACGGCAAAGAGGCGAAATTCTCTCAGGAAGCGGCAAAGCAAAAGTATAGCGAACTGCCGTACCTTGCCATATTTGCCGGGAACTTTATCTCGACGAGAAGGAATTATTTTCCGAAGCCCTAGCCGCGCTCCTTGAAGCGGTTAGGGCGTATTGTGAATTGAATGTTCCCGACAAGGACGGCGAAACGTCCTTGCGGGAGCAACTAGAGGCCATAGAAAAAAGGACGGGACGACATGACGAACGGCTTGATTCTGTTTGCATCCCCGAAGGCTTTGAATATCTATGGTCCATTTTCTTCGATCTACGAAGCGGCCTTGCCCCCGGATTCTCGGGGGCTAAGGTAACGTGGCGCGATTTACTGGACTATCAGGAAGTAACGGGATATCGCCTTAGCGCGTGGGAAATTGAAGCAATCCGGGCGATGGATGCGGAAATAGCGAAGTGGCTGACACAACGTCGTGAGACGTAGGGAACGGTGAACATGGCTGATGAAGCACGATTAGTTGTACAAGTAACAAATCAGGGTATAAATGAAACCACAGCCTCACTCGCCGGGCTTGCTAACCAGGCACGTGCTACCGAAACCGCTACCGCTGGGCTTACTAATGCGAATAAAGTTAATGTTCAGGCTAATCAAGCATCTGGCGAATCATTCGGATCACTTGCCCTTAAAATTGCAGGATACTCAACGGCGCTTAATGTCGGCGTAGCAATAACCCGTCGCGTTGCTACAGAATTAAAAGACCTTGCCGTTCAAGCTGTTACCCTTGCCGGGAGCTTCGAGCGAAGCCGCGTAGCCTGGGGCGTGTTCCTTAAAGACGTAGAAGCCGGGTCGCAGATGTTCGACAGGCTCTACGATGTTGCACAGCGGACACCGTTGACCTTCCAGGGCGTTGAAAGCGCCGCGCAGATGCTAAAGGGCTTCGGCCTTGCTACCGAAGAAATAATCCCCACCCTGGAACGCATGGGCGACGTTGCACGCGGCAACGATGAAACCATGCAACGCCTTGCACTTGCCTATGGACAGGCGCTTGCGCAGAACCGCGTACTGACCAGGGACTTATACCAATTCGTCAACGCTGGCGTACCCATATTCGAAGCACTTTCGCAGGTGATGGAAAAGTCAGTCCATGAGGTTGGAATCCTAGTATCAGATGGCAAAGTTGGATTCCCTGAGATAGAGAAGGCACTAAAGGCGCTCACCGATGAGGGCGGTCAATTCCACGGCATGATGGAAAAGACAGCCGAAACCTTCGAGGGGAAGCTATCAATCGCCGCCGACAACTTCAAGGCCGTACTGAGTACAATTGGTAGGGAAACAATACCATTCTTTAAAAAATCTCTTGATGAATTAAATACAACGATGGACACGATGATTTCAAAGTCCAACGCGTTGTATTATTTACGCACTGGTCAGGGCGACCCTAATTCATTGATTGCTGGACTAGAGACAATTATTGCGCGGAATACGGCGATGGCCGAAAACCCGCTCGTAAAACTAACCGGCTTCAACTGGAATATTTTTCATACTGCTCCAGACCAACAAGGCGGCTGGCAGCCGTTATATAGTCCGCTTTATGAAAACATTTTTCTACAAGGGATGATCGATCGAATAAAAGAACAACAAGCCGCTGGTGGGTATGCAAAGGCCGAACAGAATCGGCAGGGCTATCGTGCGGCAAGCGTTCCCGTGGCCTCAGACCGCGTTCCGTGGCGCGATATTCTCGTTGAACAAAAAATCCCCGCATACGAACGTCCTTGGGTGCCGACCGATCAAGGCACAATGGTACGCGGAGACCTTCTTTCCGGTACTGCGCTCGTTACTCAATGGCTCGAACAACAAAAGCTCGGATTCGAGAATGTGCGCGGTACGAAATTCGAGGAAGAGTTTAGAAAGGAATTTACCCGCAAGGCCGAGAACCTACAGGAAGCATTACTCGCTTCCGGGCTTTGGAAAGTAGGCGAATCAACAGTAAGCGTTATTGATGACTATATAAATGTATTTGGATGGAAGCCTACAGAAAAAACACTAAAACCAGCTGAATACACTGATCGTTGGCTTAATAAAGTCGGCGGCGGTATTCCTTACATGACTCAGACCGCCGCCACTACTGTATTAGAACAAATATCGGCGTCTATGGCGCTTTCAGCGTATCAAGAACTTAGTGCTTCAGCTTCTCGTGTAACAACCGACAAGTGGATGTATAAGCCAGGCGGCGGTACGCAACTTCTCTTCCAGGAACAAGCAGACACTATAATAGCATCCATTGATGCTAGGCTTGCTTCGGAACTTAGGGCTTCGCTTGCCGAATCCGCAAAGCGTGTTCCTACTGACCGCTGGGCTAAGTTACCCGGTGGCGGCGTACCATACCTAACACAAGAAAAAGCAACGTCACTCCTTAACGATATAAACAATCGAATTGCTACCGATGCCGCCGTACAACTTTCAGCGATGGCGGCACGGTATAAGGGCGATAGATGGGATTCAATGCCGGGAGGCGGTGTTGCGTTCCTGTCCCAAGAACAAGCCGATTCGTTTTTATCAGGGGTTGATAATAAGATACTAAGCTCTACTATGCTAGCTCTTGCCGCCGCTTCAAAAAGAGCGCCAGCAGATAGATGGGCAAATAAAGTCGGCGGTGGTATTGCATACCTTACGCAAGACGAAGCAACGGCGGCGCTCGATACTATTCAGGCTTCTGTTAATTTATCAGCACGGATAGAACTTGAAAAAGCGGCTTCGAGGGTATCGGTAGACCCCTATCTATACAAGGCGGGTGGTGGTATTTCTTTCCTTTCTCCAGAAGCCGCGCAAGCAATCACCGATTCAATCGATGCGCGTATTGCTTCTGGAATAAGGTCTGATTTAGAAGAATCTGCAAATAGAGCCCCCACCGACAGGTGGCTAAACAAGGTTGGCGGTGGTGTCTCTTATTTAACCCCAGAACAAGCACAGTCCGCAATCGATACCATTTCTACAAGTATGCTTTCAAGTAGCCGCGTAGAACTAGAAGCGGCGGCGAAGCGTGTACCAACTGACCGATGGCTCAATAAACCAGGCGGTGGAACTGCATTAAAAACACCCGAAGAAGTACAAGCTGAACTTGACAGAATTTCGTCTGGCATGGCGCTTGATAATGCTATTTATCTAAACGAAGCAGGAAGCCGCGTACCACTCGATAAATGGATGTATAAGCCGGGTGGTGGCGTTCCCCTATTAACTCCCGAGCAAGCGCGAACACAGGCCGCTATTTCCGCAATACAAACACCGGCAGGGCTTCTCCGTGAAAACATGCGGGCGTTCGAGGGCGCAGCACCTTCTGGCAGATGGCAGGAACGGCCTATCGGTATCAACGCCGATACTGGCGATATCGCAGGCTATACCGTACAGCAGGCGTATACCGATGCGGAAAAATACCAAGAAGCACAGGACAATCTTACTCTATCGCTTGCAAATGGCAAAATTTCCACAGCTGGCTATAAGCAGGCGCTTAAAGAACTGGCCGAACAATACGACCCGCTGACTAAGGCCGCTATTTCCTTTGGCGATTCGATACGCGATACCGCGATCAATACGCTGGCCGACGAAATGTACAAGCTTGGCGATGCGCTCGTGTCCGGGGCTGACGGCTGGGAATCCTTTGGCGACGCGATGGGAAACACGCTTGAAACGTTGCTCACGATGCTCCCGAAGCTGGCTATACAAGTCGGCTTGTCTATGCTCGGCAACGGAAATATCGCTGACGACCCGCTCGCGTGGGGACTTATCGCAGGCGGCCTTATCGGACAGGTCGGTACGGGAATGCTGGAAACGAACGCCAAGGGAGGCGTCTATAATTCCCCTTCCCTCTCCATGTTTTCTAACGGCGTCTACGACAGGCCGCAAGTGTTTACTTTCGCCAAGGGCGGGGTATTCGCCGAAGCGGGACCCGAGGCGATTATGCCGCTGTCCCGCGACTCTTCCGGGCGGCTTGGTGTTGCGGCGCAATCCACTGGGAAAGTAGAGGTTCAGGTCAACAACTACTCATCGACTCCTATTTCATCGAAGACGAAAACCGTTACCGATGCGTCGGGCAATAGGAAGATCATCCTTACTATTCGGGACATGGTACGGCAGGAAGTGGCGACGGCGAACGCCGGGGGAGTGAGGAAAAGCTAATGGAATACTGGCCGACGACACTACCACAGCGCCCTTTACAGGACGGCGCGACAATGACGTTCCCTGATAACCGAAAAGTAACAAAGATGGACGCCGGACCCGCAAAGGTCAGGCTAAAAGCCACGACCGCGCCGAGTCCGCATCGCTATTCCTATGCCATGACGAAGGCTCAACTTGACTATTTCAAGGCGTTCTATATCACGAACACGCACTACGGCGCGGATACATTCTACTGGCCGGCATGGTGGCTATCCGATAACGATGCAACACCTGTCTACCTACAAGCGCGATTTTCCCCGGAAGCGAACCCGCCAAGCTATGTGCCGAACGATCACGAATTTACTGTCACCGTTGAGTTGGAGGTTTGGGAGTGAGTATATCGGCAAAGGTTAAAGCACAGTTATTCGCGCAACAAACGAACGGCGCGGATATCGTACTTATTGCGATTTCTCATCCTTCTATCTCCACGATTTACATTACGAACAACAACGTTGACATGGTCTATAACGGACATACCTATACCGCGATTCCTTTCGTCCTCGATTGGCACGCAGAGACAACGGACAACGTCGCTTCTGCCACGCTCACGACCTATAACGACGATGCAATAATCGAGGCGCTCCGCTCGGTGGGTGACTTTGTAACCGTCGATGTCCAGGCGGTTTGGTACGACGAATCCGGAACGCTCGCCCTTGACGGCTCATGGGTGCTTGACGGTTCCGAACGTCTCGATGGTACGGGTGGCGTATTTGAGCCGGTTCTAGGGATTACCTACATTGTGAAGGACATTACTTACGACGATGAAATTATTCAGGCATCGTTGGCAATCGATGACGCGCTAGATTACGCCATGCTCCCTATAGAATTAACGCCGCAAGTAGCGCCGGGGTTATTCGCATGAACTACGCTGAATATGTCGGAATTCCGTTTAAGGATGCGGGGCGCTCTCGGGATGGATGCGACTGCTGGGGGCTTGTTCGGCTTGTTCTGCAAGAGCGGTTCGGCAAGACGCTCCCTGCGTTCGACGACTACGAGAAATCGACGCGGGACGAGAGCGAACGACAAGTAGCAATGGGTTTGAAGAAGCTGAACGTGGAGAGGGTGGAAACACCGCAAGAAGGTGATATCGCGCTCATGCGAATTCGCGGCGCGTTAAGCCATGTCGGGCTGTATTTAGGAGGTGGCGAGATTCTTCACACGATGCGCGGGACGTATTCGGTTATTGAATCGGCGTCGTCATATCGGCTTTGCACAAGAATAGAGGGGTATTACCGTGTCTGCTAAAGTCTATTTCTTCCCTCACCCTTTTACCGATGAACGCCGTGAGGCATCCATCGAATCGGGAGTCACCCTCGCCTCTATCGTAAAGAACGCGCGGAGCGATATACCACGCGGCCTTATGGTCCGTACCTTCGTCAACGGTACACTCGTTAGTGCTGATAAACGTCAGAACACGGTGCTGAAGGACGGCGATGAAATAATCGTTCGCATCGTCCCGGCAAATAGTGGAGACGGCACTAGGCAAGAGGCGGCACAGGGTAAGGGCGTATTGGGAGGCATTGCTACCATTGCCGGAATAGCTTTCGCAGTAGTTGCTGGAATTGTAACGGGTGGCCTTTCTTGGATTGCAGTAGGGATGATAGCCGCCGGCGTGGGATTAGTGGTTACAAGCGGACTTACCGCCTCTGGCGTTATCGGCGGTCCTTATGCCGACGAAATGGGGACAAAGAACCACCCCTCGATTCGCGGCGCATCGAATCAGTCAGACCCTAACGGCAAGGTGCCGCTTGTCCTCGGTCGTCATCTTCTTACACCCGGGTATCTTTGCCCACCCTATACCGTGATAAGCGGGACCGATGGAAAAGACCAGTACCTTTATATGGCCTTTGTTCTTGGGTATGCCCCGCTTTCCGTATCGAATATCAAGTTAGGAGATTTCCTTGTCGCATCGAATAGCGCGAATACGACAGAGGGAGCGATAGCGGTTGATGGCGTACTCCCTGGTTGTGAGGTGGAACTCCGGCAGTCGGGCGCGGCGATATCGTTCTTTGAGAAAGAAGTAATCGAGCAAAACTTCCAGACGCTTCTGTCTCGGTACCATGTCCTTAGCGGATTATCGCTCACTGTTGACGCATCGGCGAGGACCATTACCCGAAGCTCTGGCGATTGGACCGATTCCGACAATGACGTACAGGTCGGCGATTATGTTGATTTTTACGGCTTCTCGAACGATGGAAACAATAAGCAGTTTCTTGTTACCGGCATATCATCGACGGTCATCTACTGCGCCCTAGCTTCAACGCTTGTAAACGAGACTAAATCTGACGTTGGAGTAATAGTTGTCCCCGCGACACTACAGACTACCGCGCAAAATACCACGCAGATCGCCGTAACGATTACTTTCCCGAAGCTTGTTAAATACAATACCGACGACAAGCTCTATACGACGGTTGTGGTTAAGCCATACTATCGCCTGAAAGCCGCTGCCGGTTCGCCACCGAATCCGTGGACGCTCTTGGGCACATTCGACTCGGGGAGCAACTCGATTACGCGCAATAAAGCCGAAACGTTGCGCTTTACCGCGACCTCCGGAACACTTACCGCCGGGCAATATGAAGTGTTCGTTATGCGCGAAACCGAAGACGCTGACGACACGAAGATTGTAGATCAAGTCTACTGGACCTCCCTTCGCTCGCACACCGGTATCGATATTATGCCGCAGGCGTACCGCGAAAAAGTGGCCATTCTTGGCGTTAAGGTAAAGGCATCCGAAGCGGTACAAAACTGCATTACTAAGCTGAACTGCATAGTTGCCGCCGACTATTCTTATATCGCCACCGAAGACACTAGCCATGATTGGGCAAGCATTATCGCATCGAATCCGCGCAACGCGGCGCTGGCGTTCGTTCACGCGATCATGGGCCCGGGTAATCCGAGGCCGCGCCCTACTTCCCAAATGGATTGGGCTTCTATCTACGCGTTCGCTCAGTGGTGCGATACCGCGAAAGGAACTGGTGATAATGCCTACAAGATAGAGATAAACGGCCTTATAACATCATCGATGAAGCTCTCGGAGCTTATCGTCAAGATTCTCTCTCAGGCCCGCGCCTCGCTTACTATGTCCGAAGGGAAATACGGCGTTGTATATGACGTGGCGCAGTCTACGCCAAAGCAACATATAGGACCGCATAACTCCTGGGGATTCCAAGGGAAGAAAGTATTTGGTGAGGAAATCCACGGCTACCGCGTCAAATTCATCAATGCCGACGAAGAATATACGACCGATGAACGTATTGTCCTTGACGACGGCTATAAGTACGACACGGAAGCAGACGGCGTATTGCGCGACTGCTGGGGCGTCGATAAGACCGCCGACGCTGGATATATCGAGGCGACAAAGTTTGAAACGATAGAGGCGGGGCTTAATACGAATCCGGCGCAAGTGTTCGGCTGGTGCCGCTATCTTCTCGCCGTGCGGAAACTGCGCCCCGAGCTATTCACCGTCAATATGGACGCTGAAAACCTCGCGGTGAGGCGCGGGGAACTGGTGAAAGTAACGCATCCTGCGCCGCGCTGGGGACTGGCAGACGGCAGATTATCGGGTATCACGGTAGATGGCGAAGGTAATATTACTGCGGTCGAAACCGATAACATGCTGACGATGGAGGCGGGAAAGGCTTACGCTATCCGCATCCGTACCGCCGCTGGAACCTCGGTTTACCGTACCGTGGTGCTGGATGTTGGTGACACCCATGAATTAACGCTTAGCACACCGATAAGTGCAGGAGCGGATATTCCTGCCGAGGGCGACTGGTTCGCTTTCGGTATTGATGAGCTGGAAACCGTTGATTGCATCGTTGCGGGGATAGACCTGAACGACGACCTTTCTGCGAAGCTCACGCTTTTTGAAGCGGCTCCCGCCGTCCATACCGCCGATATGGGCGCGATACCCGATTTTACAAGCAAGGTATCATTCGGACCTAATCCCTCGGCTCCGTCAACAAAACCATCGGTATTCCCCCCTGCTCCCGATGTAATACCCTACCCCTCGGAAAAAGCACTTTCCACGCTCTCCGACACCGTGGACTTTGACGGCCAGTACGGCATCTATAACGGCCAACGCTATATTGGCACAACGCCCGATACCTGGACGCTGAACGACGCGGGGCAGACTGCCGCAGACGTGGCCGCGCTTATCCCGATCTACGAACCCGCCTACCTTGGCGCGCATCTTGACGGCACGCCCTCGACCGCGAAGAACGGCGACTCTTACCTTCGCTATTCCCCGACCTCGGGCGATGAAAACCGGGGCGTGTTTACCTACGACGGCACGACCTGGACGCGCACGACTGACCCCATATACGTTTATAAGGCTCTTGTTGATATCGTGTTTGTTTGCCAGTTAAAAGACCAAGACGGCGCGGCGCTCTACGGCGCGGAGGCTGACTACGGCATCGACTCCTCCATGCAGACCGCGCACATCATGTCGGCAATCATCGATCGCTTGCGTGTTGGCGACTTGGAGATTTTCGGCACACTAAAAAGCCTCTTGATGGACACGATAAACTCGCAGGCAGGCGAAACGATAAATGCGCCTACGCCAACATACTGGCCCGGGTCTGAATTGATAGACCTATGCTCAACGCTTGCCGACGGTTGGCACGCCGTAGACTCAGCCTCAGCTTTCGACGGGAAAAACATTACCCACGTGGTCAAGGGCGGCTCTGATAATACGGTATCGTATCAAGCGAGCGATGTGGAGGCGACAGGGCCGGGGACATTAAAAACAATAACAAGCGCAGTTAGTGGAAAAACTACGCTATACTTCGATATTAAAGATACTGCGTGGTTCAGATTACATGTAAACGGAAGCCTATATAAATCATATCTTGGCACTTCGTCATATGTAACACAATCGGAAAAACTTGTATTAAATACAGGCGACATTATATCATTAGAATCTAGTAGTGGTTACTGCCGTAACTTTAGGCTTTGCCCTGCCGTTAACACTATTGGCCTATGGAACAATACTGATAATACGGCGCTGTCTGTTGATAACGCTGGGTACTACGACGAAGCCGGAACGGTCAACGTCAATTCAGGTACGCTGACAACTTCAAGCATTGATGACTACTGGCCAGGCTCTGAACTTATAGCCTTATTCACTGGAAAGCTCACAGCTTACCGCACAGTAGACTTGGGCGGCGGCACGTTTAATTCAAAGACTTGTTCAACAATTTATCAAAACGGTAGTGAATCTATAATCATTACTTTTACTGACGCAACAACGATTACCATAAATGCCATTGGTTATTATTCGTACACCGGCTCAATTATCCTTGATGACGTTGAGGGCAAGATACTTTTCGGAGACCCCGACAGTGAGGGGCAATATGAACTCTGGTCGCACAATATCCCAGGTTCAACTGATAATATCCTCACTGTTCGCAATACTAAATCCGGCAAAGTATTTTCAATATGGGAAACCAGGGCACCCGATACAACAGCGGGCAATGACTCGGAAAGTACATTTTCACTACATGGCGTAGTGGGCAGTGATGATTATGTTCACGATGACTCAATGCACAACTACTCCGGCGATATGCACTTCATCGACGGATTTTACAACTACAGCGGTGGTCATGTTGGGAATTGGAAAAAAGTTTCAAAGAGAACCCCGACAGCATGGGCGGCTGACACCATATATGCTATCAATGACCTAAGAGTCAATAGTGGGAATGTATATCTTTGTATATATGGTGGCACCTCTGCATCTTCTGGTGGGCCAACTGGAACAGGGAACCATATTCAAGATAACACAGTGTATTGGGCATATATTGACGGTTTATCGGATGGTGTGTTGGAAGAATTACTTGCTGAAACCAATACATTAGAAGGCACACTATGGGTTGCTGGGGGGAGGAAAGTAACAGGGTATCTACATGGTACATATACCGAAGCAGAAATGTTTACCGCAATCGTTCCAACGCTAAGAGTAATTGGTCAATCAATAATAGTTTCCGGTTTTGCAATGCAAGGGACGACAATAATAAATGTTAATCGAGCCATGAGAACATCCCATAGTGGTATACATTTATACGGGTTTAGAACATCAACCAATGCCGCAAGTTTTCTGTATATTGAGTACGATTCTTCTGATTCTGTTACAGCATCGCTTTCATGGTGAGGTGGATATGTTTTTCAAGGCTTTGATATTATGCGCCGCGATTGAGGCTGGTTTCATATCCGGCGGTGTGCATAACTATCAAGCCCGCAATACCGCATGGAGCAAAGCAGAGATCGGCGCACTCTACACCACGCTTGAGGCATCCTTGCACTACAAAGCCCTGTACGTTGGCGGCGCGATGGACTGCTATTTCACGCCGCTGGACTGGACGCACTATTCACCGTTCCAGATGACGTACATTTTCAGGGCAGGGCTAGAGTCGGGCAACGTCAAACTTGAGTACGAGCATAGTTGCTTCCATCCGATGCAACCGTACGCGACGATAATCGGCAACGAGATCAAACCGAAATACGAAGGGGGCTATGATCGGGTTTATATCCGCATAGCGAAATAAGGACTTAACCACCGCCGAGAGGCAGGAGGGAACGAATGGCAAACATAACGGAAGTATCTGAGTTTACGGCGGGAGTGCCGGAACTCGCCACAAACACGCAGGCAATCGGCGGTCCCGGCGGGGCGATGAATTCGCAGGCACAAGCGTTGGCGAACCGCACAAAGTACCTGAAAGACCAGTTTGACGCCCTGGGCGACAGCGCGACCAAAGACGTCGGGATAGGCGCAGGAGACGTGGCCGCCGGGAATGCACCTGCCGCCGCCCAGGCCGCCGCCGAAGCGACCGCAGCCGGAGCGCTCGCGGGACACGTCTCGGCGCTCGATCCGCATACGCAGTATGCCAAAGAAGCGGATCTCGGTGATTCAGCAGGAAAGAATGTCGGTACTGGCGCGGGCGATGTGGCAGCGGGCGATGCACCTGCAGGCGCGGTAACGACGCATGAGAGTACCTACGCGCACGCGAATCTCCCCACCGCCGCAGGCAAGACCGCCGCTGATGCGATAGGGGCGGCGAGTGGGGCGGATACCGGGGCGAAGATCAAGACCCTAGTGGGCGATGCGGCTACCTCAAATAAGGGCGTGGCTCTTCTCGGTGCCTCTGGCGGTGCGGCGAAGCTGACAGATAGGCCCGACGGTGATGTAACACCTGCGTATTTATCTAATTTCTCCACTACCAATGGGTGGAATGCAAGTGTTGGGCTGACGCTTGGTGTTACAAATGGCGAATTAATTATCACAGCAACCCAAGACGACGCCTCCACTCGTCACATACTTAAAACCGTTGCGGTCCCCGCTGGCGCAAGTTTGCTGGTAATGATGAAAAGTACACTATCAAATTATCATGTGAGATTTGAGACCAATGAATTATTACAACCTATTTATCCACTAAAAAGAGTAGGGAGAATCGGAGAATATCAACTATTTATTGGTAGATTGGGTAAAACGGTCTCTAGTATTTATTTCTACCCATTTTACGGCGTAACAAGCGGCGGATTAAACGCTGTAGCAACAATAAAATTTATGTGGTTTGGGGATTATTCTTACAAAACCGGGTCTTGTGCGGAAGACGGATTGCGTATTTTGAATCAACTAAGTGATTGCCCCGGTGTTGGGTCTTGTGCGATAGGCTCCATTATCGCTACTGATCTCGCTACCGCCGGGAAGGGTGATATTATTGGTGAGAAGAAATACACCTTCGTTGATGCGTTGACACCTTCCCCGGGGGTCGAGGGTGAGGTGCTAAAGGCGGCCACGAAAGAAGAAGAAATCGAAAACGAAAATTTAGCCATATCCGAAGTATCCCGCGCAAATAACGGCATCAAATATTGGGCGGCTGCGGTACACCCTCTCGTGTCCACAACCAGGAGTGGTGCGGTCCTGAATATCTCAGCAAAAACTACTGGCTTGTGGGGCGATATTGTTGCCTTAACATGCGAACCCGGTACAAATCATAGTGCATCCGGGACACATTTAACCGGGGGGATGGATGATGTTGGAGGAAAAATTATCGAGCAACTAAAATACACAATGTTGAGATCATTAAATTTTGAATTGCTTTACATTACGAGAGACGTAAACGAATTGATATCCACTGCAACCGTAATTTGGGCAGACGGATCACTAGGGGTTATTACATACGGCGACTATAACGCAACGGCAGTGGCCTATGATAGCTTTATTGTGACCCACATTAATTCAGGACTTACTGTTACTCAGCCCAAAGTTACTAGGAATGCCGCTAATAATATAACGACAAAACCGATGGTAACTATAAAATGATTAAAACGATTGAATTTAGGGGAGATATCTTATCTCGCCCAACCGATGAATTAGCGGCACAAACCATAATTTACAACCCGTATGAAAATGCAGATTTTACAAAAACTGTAAAATTTGTTACCCATGAACATAATTTAGCCCAAGCATCTTTCGAGCGCTGTTACAATCGGGGTATACGATTTATACCAGTTATTCATTATCAGCCATCAATACCTATTTATCCGTTAAATAGTTGGTTTACCACCTACGAGGATTGGATAAATTACGATGCCTTGGGAAAAGAAACCAAAGCATCGTCAGGGGCCATTGCAAATTTTACCGATGCGGAACTTAACAATATCGATGTGTCAACCATCCCAACATTGCCAGCAACGGAATTTGTAAATACCCTTGAGTCTGACATTATACATTTCAATATTATTGGCGCATCTTATTCTAATCCTGGATGGAGCAAAATAAGTGGAGAGGAAGACCCGGCGGAAGGTATAGTTACATGGAGGAAGGCCAACAGGACAACCACCCCAGCAGAAGTAGTTAGCGCCACAAAAAATACAATGCTCTATACAAAATTGTTTGGGACAATAAATCATCCCGAAGCACCGTTTTCGTCCTTAAAATCAATAATTGATCTGGATACTAATATTTTTCTTGGATTTGAAGTTTTTTCGGGTGGTTATAGTGATGTTAAAAATGCCGATTTTAACAGCAAATATAACCAATTTATTAGTCGCGGATATAAAATATGGGCCGTTGCTGTTGTGGATTGGCAAAATTCATGGGGAGGGGATAGAACTTATGATACTGGATGTTGTATTGCTTACGTAAGCGAAAATTATGATACCAATACAAAAGCAAATAAAGAAAAAGAAATATTGGATTGTATGGTAAGTGGCCGGTTTTCCGCCGCGGGTCTGGGTTCATTAAATATTTCGTCCTTGTCCGTATCGGCAGCGATGGTTACAATAGAATTTTCTGAAATTTGTGATGAGATTAAAATAATTACCAATATAGAAACAACGATCATTGAATCATCAGCATCGGCTACTAAAATAATATCTCGTGGTGTGAAATGGGTAAGATTTGAGGGCAGAATCGAAAATGATTTTTTAATAACCCAGCCAATATTTTTGGGCTGCAAATAATAAGGGGTCCTGAATGAATAACGAGCAGATCGGCCTTGCGTTAACAATCCTTGGCATGGCCGGGGGCTTGATATGGCTCATCATTAGGCTGACGACCAAGCCGCTGGAAAAAGTCGTGGAGAATAACACCGCCGCAATGGGCAGAATATACGACATCCTTGATCGCCACGAAGAAAAGCTGTCCGAGCATGGTGAGAGTATCGCGGCACTGGATGAGCGCACGGCAAAAAAAAGGCGGACCGCATGAACGCACAGACTATCGCCCGGCGCATAGCGGATAGCGGCTGTTACTTCCTTTCGATTTTGCATCTAGCAAATAGGGAAAACGAGGCAATCGGCTTCTATCGGCAAGCCCTATCGGTCGGCGTTATGGAAGAGGACTGCTACATCAAAGACCCGCCGCGCCTTTTGTCCCTTGTCGCCGGGGGCAGGTGGAGCGTAGAGCATAAACCCGCCGACTACCAGACGCAAGGCGACGAGCTGGAGATCCTCCGCTATGAGCGCAAGGCCACAACCAAGACCTACGCGCATTTTGTCGTTGGCGATGGGCGCGGGCAAGTTGCTTATGACCCGCTAGACAACTCGCAGACTGTAGCACAGGGCAAGCTGGTGAGCAAGCGGATATTCAAGAGGCTGGCATGAAGCCTAGCCTCATCCAAGAGCAGGACGGCGCAACGTCAAGCAGGCGGTTCCTTGCGCTCTTGTCGTTCAGTAATGCGATTGCTTTATCTTGGAAGGGCGCAGACTGGAAAGTGATACTGCTTTTTATCATCGCCGCCATGGTTTTTCTTGGCTATACGACTGTTGCGGAAATCATCGAAGGCTGGCGAACTGGTAAGCAATCCTTACAGGTTGAACAATTCGGAAACTCCGAAAGGTTTGAACAATGACTTGCCCTGTATGCGGTGCCGGAAATACAGAGACGGTTAAACATTGCCCGGCGTGTAAAAGCGAATGGTATGGGGGAAATAATGACATGGAAAAAGTATATCGTATTCTTGGCGTTGCTTTGCTTGTTTTGTTGCTCACCGCCATTGGCGTTCTCGCAGTCAACAACGCCGGATTTAAGCGACAGTTGGCAGAACTTCGATCAGATTATAGCGAGCTTGCAGACCGAAATCGACTCCTTGAAGAGCGAATTAGCTATTATGCAGGACTCGCACAATTTATCAGTCAAGAAGTTGAACAGCTGGATCAGCGATTTAGGGATGCGTCTAGCGGCGCGGGAAGCGGAATTGCAGGACTACAAAGACAGGTTGACGCGCTCCGAGGCTGGGCAGAAGGCCACCGAAGCCTTGAAGCAGCAATTATCGAAAGACTTAACCAGGGCGCGGGTAACTAACGGCGTCCTTATCGGCGTTGCGACTGGCCTGGGTATCGGGCTGGCCTATGCGCTCTTACACTAGGGGGAACATGAAGAAAATCCTATTTCTTTCTGACTTCCACTGTGGGAATATAGCGGGGATTGCGCCGCCGGGGTATCGATGCGATGCGGTCCGATCGATTCAAGAAATATTCTATGACTGGTTTATAAAGAATCTCCGTGCGAACGGTCCCTATGACGGCCTATTTGTCATGGGCGATATGGTAGACGGAGAGGGCAAAAAAGGAACGCTTGACACTTTCGAGACCAACATATCTCGACAACAGGAGGCCGCAGCCGCCGTTATACGAGAGGCCGGAGTACCACCCGCATATATCTGGATGGTTCGGGGTACGCCCTTCCATACCAACGGAGTCCTAGAGTACGAGGATAGGGTTGCCGAGCTTATCGGATGTGATATTAAAAACGTCCAGAAGCGTACCATAGAGGGCTGGAATGTCCACGGCAAGCACGTTGGTGGGCGTTCGGATATTCCATACGGGCAAGGGACGCCACTACTCAAAGAACTTGACCGCCTGGAATCAGAAGCGTTCAGGGAATCCAAAGAAGCACCTGACGTTATAGAGCGCGGCCATGTCCACTACGACATGCAAGTAAGAAAACATCGGCGGCAAGCCCTAAACTGCCCATGCTTAGAGCTTCCCCTCGACGGCGCAAACTCACGCCGCTATTCGTCATGGGAATATGACGTGGGCTTTCATGTGGGCTACTTCGAGGAAGACCGACTACCCTTTATCGACCCCATCATTATGCCGCTAAAACTCATTAAAGACGAGGGATATCAATGCGTGAAATGGTAGAGATAGATATTCGCGGGATATGGGCGGAGCTATCCGCACGGCCTAACAAGGCTCAAAGCGGAGGCTATCGCGTGTTTACCAATGAGGAGGAATGGATAATCTGGCTACAATTCCCCCGCATCCCGCAGAAGACACTAAGCCGCGCCTTGCATACCGCAACGGACAAGCTTGTGCTGGAATACAAGCGGCTCAAAGATCAAGGCGGTCCGAAGGGGGCGCGGCCAGAATGGATGAAGTAACACGCTCCCCGAATAGTAACACGCTCGATGTTGCCAACGACCCCATCAATCATCCCGCGCACTATTGCCAGTACAAGGTCGAGGTTATAGACCTAATCGAGGGCATGCCTTACTGCCGCGCCTGTGCGATCAAATACATTGCCAGGGCCGGATACAAGCCACCCGCGAAAGGCCAGACGCAAGCCGAGAAAGAATTGGAGGACCTGCGCAAAGCGGCCTGGATGATCGAGCGCGAGATACAGCGCATGATTGACTCATAACTGCTTTTGCAGTATTATGTTAGTAACTTACCTACCGGGTGTAGGCGGAGTACCGGAGCCGTATTAGTACGGCTCTAGCTATGGTCATGGGGCGGCCAAAAGAGCCCCGCCATGGGTACGACGGTGCCCATTTATGGAAATCCCGATCGTAAGCGGGTTGACAGGCCGGAAAGACGGCCATTGCCGTCCAGTAATGGGCGGCTTTTTATTGTCGCAAAATAGCAGAAATGTATACAAAATGTCGACATTTGTGCTAATTATAGGCTATGTATCATTTTCTAATGTTTTTAATTATTTTGCATTTTTACTATTGACAGGGGCATATTGTGGGTTTACTATGACAATGAAAACAGAGGGGAGATCATGGAAGCATTAAGTATTCAGATTGACGGAAAGGTGAAAAAGTTGTTACGTGCGAAAGCGCGGGAACACAAGCGGTCTATGTCAAAGCAGGCCGCGTACTACATCGAACGGGGGCTACAGGAAGCCGGAAGCACAACAGAGCAAGAAGCGGCAAAGAGGCTTGCGGGAGCATGACCGACCTCATCAGCTCCCTTATTGGTCTTGTCGTGCTTGCGGGCTATGTCCTGCTTCTTGCGTGGCTGGCTGGGGGTGCGGAATGACCTGCAATCTAGCGTACGGTGTTTCGGCCCGGCGCTTAACGCGTGGCCCCGGCGACACGGGGCACTCGGGGACAAAGAGCCGTGGGGCTTTGGTGTCATTACCACCAAACGCCGTACGGAGATCGGGCGCACCCCATCGCTCGATTGGCACTCTGCGTGGGTTCGACTCCCGCTACCCCCATACCGCCGTTGGCGGGCTGGGATGATACGAAAAACGCGCCGTATAGCCGTTGGCTCCCTGCGGCGCACTTGGGGCGGGCGTAGGGCGGTTGCCTCCTCCCGTGCCTACACGCGGGTCACGCCGCACCGCTCCACTAGGGGGTAAAGAATGAAAATTACAATACTTCAGCTTTACTTCATCATCAGTTTTTCATTTATCGCCGGCGTCTGTTTCTTGGCGCTTATCGTAGGAGGTAAAAAGCATGAGCTTCCTTAACACCTGCCGACGTATCGTAGAGTCACGTTTTTCGTCGAAAGCCCTGTATCCGCCCGAACTACCGCTAGAACCGAAGCCTCCCAAGCCTAGGGAAACCATCGACCAACAGTTTATCGCCTACCATACCGCGAACCCGCTTGTGCTATCAGTGATTTACGCCAGGGTATGCAACGGCATCCGTGAGGGGAAAACATACTTTTCCATGCGGGACATCATCGGAGACTTGCGGGACGACGGCATCAGCATTAACAACAACTTCACCCGCCCGTACACCGATCTGCTTATCGAGGAACACCCTACCCTGGCACCGTACTTTCATCGTCGGGCGCGCGCCAATGGCCGGATGAAGCGGGTCTATGTTTCCTGAAACAGCTCAGGGTGATGTTCGCGGGTGTACTCAAGCACAGCCTTTAAGCAGTAATTCGCCAACGAGCGCGATTCGCCCCCTGCTGCCTTTTCTATCGCCGCCCTTTCATCTGGCTTTGGACGCAGGGTTATTCCTGGTTCAAGTTTTCTCTTTTCCATACACGAATTTTAGCATGAGATGAAAAAATCGTCAATGTGCATCATTTTACCCCTTGACGGGATGCACGTTGATGCAGTATGATTCACTTAGATGAACAGTAAGGAATGGAGGTACTGAATGGAAAAAGAGTTTTGCACAATGAGGGAGGCAGCAGATTCACTAAGTCTATCACTAAGAAAGATTGCGAACATGGTAGCGCTTGGCGAGCTTCCTTCAATTCTAATCGGCAGAAGCCGTCGCATCCCTACCGAAGCGATAAAGCGGCTTAGAGCAAGGGCGTTAGGGGGCGTGAAATGAGCGCGTTCGGATGGATGCTTGTTTCTTACGGCTGTTTATTCTTTGGGTTTTGCTTCGGCCACTACTGCGCGAAGCATCCGCTAGGAGGGAAAGCATGAAATCACTAGAAATTCATTCGCAGGAAGAATACGAGGCTAACCAGGACTTTGACGGAATCCTGGTTATTAAATGCCAAGGAATCGTGCTTCGGGGCAACGCCAGCGCCGTGCTTCGGGGCAACGCCCACGCCGTGCTTCGGGGCAACGCCAGCGCCGTGCTTTGGGGCAACGCCAGCGCCGTGCTTTGGGGCAACGCCAGCGCCGTGCTTTGGGGCAACGCCCACGCCGTGCTTCGGGGCAACGCCAGCGCCGTGCTTCGGGACAACGCCAGCGCCGTGCTTCGGGGCAACGCCAGCGCCGAGCTTCGGGACAACGCCAGCGCCGTGCTTCGGGACAACGCCAGCGCTATCGCGCTTGATAATGCTTTTGCACTCTTATTCGACAAGGCGAAAGCCAAAAAGCTTATGAACGCGACGGTGAAGAAATACAAAGAGCCCGTCTATGACGCAAAAATATTTAGCGCGGTCGCCGAGCATCAGGGTAAAATGCTCATCCTCTATAAGAGCGTAGACCCCGAAACCCTCTGCGATTTTCGCACGGGAAAAATCAAATACGCCATTGGTACCGATGTCGAGTGTCCTGATTGGGACCCTGACCCGGAAAGAGAATGTGGTGGCGGACTTCATTTGAGCCATACAGCTATGAAAACCCAAGAATTTAGTAAAGGGAAAATCCTTAAATGCTTGGTAGACCCCAACGACATCGTTGTTTATAGGGGGTCGATAGAGAAAGTACGCTGTCGAAAAGTGCGACCAATAGCCGTGGTTGATATCCACGGAAGAGAGGTGGAAGCATGAAACTGTATAACTGGTCAGTTGAATGCCTTATTCACGAAGCCGGCAAGGAGCCGCGCAAGGAAACCGTCGAGGTGCAGGCGATCAACGACGAGCGCGTAGCGAGAAGCGCCGCCGTTTTAAAGCGGGAAGCGTGGCCGTTTGTTGGTAGCGTGATAGCGCGGAAAGCGTATCGCCGCGAATTCGTTAAGGAGTTCGTATGATAGCGACAATCTGCGCATATGACGTTATCCGGCACTTGAACACGCCGAAAGGCAGAAGCGATTACCTTGCCGCAAGAAACGCGACACGTACTGATTTCGGTGCGCTCTGCGTTGTAACGCGGAAAGTTGTTCCGTTCTACGACGAAATTGAAGCCGTGAGCGAAATTGCCGCCGAGGTTACGGCGATAAGGAACGCATAATGTACGCCAACTATTGGGCGCATTGCCGAGGCGAGAGAGGGACAAAGGCCGTTTACAAGGGCTTTTTTTCTGATTGGGATGCACGGCTGGGCGCTGAATCTAACTGGAAATGGGAACATCCGAACGAACGGATTGTAAGAATATTTGTTGATTGCGTGGAAACTGATTACGATTCACGACCACTTCGTGCGAGGTGAATATGAAGGGAATAGAAACGTATGAAAAACTATCGCGGCCACCAAGGGAATACTTAAAAGAAATTAAGGGCGGGCGGCTGAATGGAAAGAGTGATATTAACCCACAATGGCGATATAAGGCAATGACAGAAGAATTTGGACTTTGCGGCGTTGGGTGGAAATATACGATTGATCGTGTATGGACTGAGCCCGGCCCTAACGAGCAAGTATTCGCCTGGGTGCAAATATCCCTTTACATCAAAGATGGCGATAAGTGGAGCGATGCTATTCCCGGGCTTGGTGGCAATTACCTTGTTAAGATGGAAACGAAAGAGCTACACGCTAATGATGAAGGTTTCAAGATGGCCGAAACTGATGCACTCGGTACGGCCATGAAGAAGATTGGCGTTGCTGCCGACGTATACGCAGGATCATGGGACGGCTCCAAATACATTGAGCGACCACGGGAGGAAAAGCGGGAACCATTATCCGCACAAAACCCCGTCGGTGTTCCCATGAAATCAGGCTTAAAGCAGAGGGCGCGGGATATCCAGAAGGCGCTTGGTATGCCTGATGACGTGTATGTCGCAATTCTTGTCGCCCACGGCGCGAAGATTGTTAACGGAAAGCCCGAGGTATCGACGTGCGACTACAACGCCGTAGTCAATGAGCTTTTAGAGCGTCAGAGGAGCGGCCAAGAGCTTACCGAGCAGGTATCAAAAATATTTGACGGGGTTTCGCTATGATCGAATTCCAGGGCCGCGTACTTTCAACGTCGCCATTCTCGGTTGACGTGCCGAAGGGATACGGACCTGCTTTGCAATCCTTGGCGCTAAAACATGGCGTAGTGACCGTGCGTGTTTCGGAGGTACGGAAGCGCAGGACCACGGGCGAACGGAGCCAGTCGCATCATTTAAACGGCCATGTCCAGACAATAGCAATGGAGACCGGCAACGATTTTGAGGCAGTAAAATCAGTAGTTAAGCTCCGCGCTATCGCAATGGGATACCCATTTAAAACTTATCGCGGTATCACGGTCCCGAAGTCGGAAGCTGATTGTACAACGAAAGAATGCGCGCTTTTGATCGATGCTGTGCATCAATTAGCCGCCGAGGAAGGCATAGTCCTTGTGGAGTATGACGATGACTGAACGGCAGGCTCATGAAGTCCAAGACACGCGGCAATACGTTTTTGCCCGCGCTCGGTATAAGTGCGAGTCGTGCGGCTTATACGTTAACCGCTACGGCACAGCACAGGTAGCGCATCGCATCCCGCAGACGCGGCGAAACATCCTGAAATACGGTAGGCGCGTTATTCATCATCCGCTTAACCTTGCTGCCGCGTGTTGCTTGGAGTGTAATGCCGCTGTCGATATCCGCAATCACCCTATCGAGATAGCCGCATTAGTTAAAAAAATACGCCAAGCTTTGGGGGAAGAATGACAGAATTAAAAGTACCAACAAGTCACGACCATGATGGTCCGGAATGGTGCAGGCTGACCGCGCTCTGGCTCGCACAACGCGAAGGGTCAACAAAGAAATACCAAAAAGGGGTTATCCCAAGACCGTGCGTGTTGCATTTTGCCGATCACGATGAGCGATTTGAGTCGATCAGGGAAGCGGCGAACGCTTACAGCCTAGAGCAAAACAGCCTATGGAATCTGATATGGCGCATGGATAAGTTAGGGAAGACTTATTTTGTTAAAACTTCGATGGGCAAGGCTTGGCCCGAATTATTACCAAAGAGGGTGCAACATGGCTGAAAAACTTCCATGGATGAGACTCTATGTTGAGGTGTTGACCGACCCAAAAGTACAAAATTTACCAGATTTTTTGTTCAAAATTTGGATAAATTTACTCTTGATTGCACGAATAAATGACCAAAAAGGCAAGCTGCCTGAATCAATAAAAGACCTTTCTTTTATGCTCCATTTGTCTGAGAAAAAAACAAGGGATTGCATTGAACGATTAACAGCCCTTGAACTAATTGATGATGGTATAATGCATAATTGGGAGGAACGGCAGTTTGAATCAGACAAAGACCCAACAAATAACGAACGACAGAGGCGTTACAGGAGCAAAAAAAATAACGGAAGTAACGCGTTATATAACGGACAAGTAACGCGTTATATAACGGAAGAAAAACGGTTACCAGATACAGATACAGATACAGATACAGAGAATATAAATATATATAATAAGGCGTCTGAATTTTCTCGTGACTTCCTGACCTTCTACGACGCCTATCCTCGCAAGGAGGGTAAAAAGGCTGCATCCAAAACTTACAACGCAAGGGTGAAGCGGGGGGCGACGCATGGGGATATTATGGCGTCCCTTGCCGTGTATAAATCACAGGTCGAACGAAATGGGACCGAACAGAAATTTATCAAGCTACCCTCGACGTTTTTGAATTGCTACGAAGAATACAAACCAGAACCACAAAAGCCTCGCCCGGTGCGCTTTGGTTTCAAGGCGAATCTTGTTTGTCCGGTATGTAAAGCGCCTTTGCCATTCCACGGTGACTATTGCCCGAAGTGTAAAGCGAGCAAGTTTGCCGGTCTTGAAAGCGACGAATATTACGAGGCGATAGTATGAGCAACGATTGTGAGCGCACGCTATTAGCTCAAGTATTGCATTCTCCCGCGCTCATTGACCATCACGGCATAACCGAAAGCCTTTTCATCACGCCGGAGTATCGCGTTGTATTCGGTGCGATAGAGTCGGCGCGGAACGAGTTTGAGGTAGCTGATACGGTAGCCGTGGGCGATATACTACAGCGGAAGGGCCGTAGCGATCTTTTAGCGACGATGGCGGGGCTCGAATATGTATCGACGGCTAACGCAGGGTATTACGTCGGCCAGCTTCGGGAGCGACTACGCCGCAAGTCGCTTATACAATCACTACAGCAGGGGATGGATGCGTTAAAAGACCATACCAAATCGAGCGCCGAGCTTGCTGATAGCATCATGAGTGCTATTACGTCCTCTATCCAGCAAGCGCAAGAACCTGAAACGCCGACGATGAAAAACATAATTATCCCTTACACCGAGACAGTAGCGTTAAGGGTTAAGGAACGGCGGGACGGAGTTAGGAAGCTGGCTGAATTTGGGCTTCCGTCCCTGGACCGAGTAGTAAACGAAATGCGCCCCGGTGAGGTGGTTGTAATAGCGGGTCGTCCTGGTACCGGAAAGACCGCTCTTGCGCTCCAACTATTTCGGTATTCGTCGGTTTACAACAAGAAGCCTGCGGCGTTCTTCTCGCTGGAAATGCGCCGCGACGAGGTGCTTGATCGGCTTGTAGCGCAGTCGGGTGCGGCAACAGTATCGGCGCTCCGTGGCGGGTATGTAAGCGACGAACAACTGTCGGCAGTAAGCGCTGAGACTGACCACCTGTACCTTGCGCCGCTGTCGATTTACGACGGGGCGCAGAGCTTAGCAACAATACGCTCGCGGATACGGCGTGAGTTTGCGGTACACGGTCTTGCGATTGCCTGTGTTGACTATCTTGGGCTTATCGATGTTGGCACAGGGAGCAAGGTTCCTCGCTGGGAGCGCATCGGGGAAGTATCGCGGAATCTGAAACTGCTTGCGCTGGAATTAGGAATCGTCATCGTCGAAGTAGTGCAGATGAACCGCGAAGCTGACGGCGTTGAGCCTACCCTTGGCGTACTTCGTGACTCGGGGGCAATCGAGCAGGACGCAGACCGAATAATCATGCTCCATACAAAAGAGCCGGATACCCAAGGGCCGCGCCAAGTTACAGCGATAGTCGGGAAAAACAGGCACGGGCCGTGTGGCCGCGTGAACCTTATGTTTGATGGCCTACACGTTTTTTTCAGCGAAGAAACGACGGTGGGCGAATTATGAAAAGGACAGGAGGACAGTAAGATCAGGTTGCTCAAAAAGCTAGGCGCGTGTAGCGAGGGTATTGAATTTGCCGCTAGCGCTAAGGATCTCCGAACTGCGTGGGAAACGTGCAAACGTGCAGATTGGATGTTGTGGGGGTTGCGAAAAATTGGCTTTAGCGATGACAAGAAAATGCGGTTGTTTGCGTGCGCGTGTATACGCCTGACTCCCGCGGGAAAGGGTAAAACCGTATGGGATTTATTAAACGACGAACGTAGTAGAAACGCCGTGGTTGTGGCGGAAAGGTACGCAAACGGAGAAGCTACGGGGGAAGAATTAAAGGCCGCCGCCTATGCCGCCGCCTATGCCGCCGCCTATGCCGCCGCCTATGCCGCCGCCTATGCCGCGCAGTCAGACCTACTGCGCCAATGGATATCATGGGACGAGGTGGAAAAAGCACTCAAAGAATATCAGGAGAGGACTATATGAACGCGATTGAACTGCTAAAAGAGGCGCGGGGCGCGAGTGTTAAGGTGCTTGATGGTCTTAACGCAAGGATAGACCGTGCCAGTAAACAAGGCGAGCCAATACCAGTTTACAACGGCATAGTCGAATTGCACGACCTTATAGGCAAGATCGACGCTTACCTTGCCACTCCTGCGCCTGATGCGATGGGGTTGGTGGAGAAAACAAGGGGGGCCAAAAATGTGTAAATTTTTCAGCTTTGTTGGTGATGGATATGGAAATTTTTTATACTCGGATTGGGAAATAAGGGAAAAACTATTGAAAGAAAAATCATATGATATCCCTGATTCCCACACATGGATACTTACTCATAACAAAATACCACCTAAAATGCAAGATAGGTGGAGCAAATATGAGTATAATCCATTAAACAAAGAGTTTTTTGTGGACAACGGGGTGGAAGGGCATGATCACGAATCTGCAAGAAATTGGGCAGAAGGTTTAGATTTCAAAAAAATAGTCCCTGCTTTAATCATAAAATCTATAACAAATCCATTACGGGGGAATAAGAAAAAAATAACAGAAAAGGAAATAGAATGGCTAAAAGAATGGGCTTCTGTGATGGGTTATATATATAGGGATTTTGTTTGGGACGTCACTTTGGAGTCTATTAGGGCGTCTGATAGTGGATCTGTTTGGAATTTTATTTCGGCTTCTGTTGGGTATTCTGTTTGGGATTCAGTAAGAGACGCTGTATGGCATAGCGTCTGGGTCCCTATTGGTGATTCTGTTTTTGATTCCATTGGCGAGTCTGCCAAATCTCCTCTCTGGGTCTGTATCGATGCGGCTCTTGGTGCCTACATAAGTTCTTTTTTTAACCTTCCCTGCCAGTACGATTTTTCCCCCTTAGCAAAATTGTGGGAAGCTGGTTTTATGCCGTCGTTTGACGGCACTTATTGGAGGCTACATTCGGGGGCAAAGGGGAGGTGGGAAATAATAGAAATAGAGGTGGAGGGGTGAAGATGAAAGAGCGACCAATCATATTTAACAGTGACGAGGTCCGGGCAATCCTTGAGGGCCGAAAGACCATGATGCGGCGTACAACGTGGCTTGAGCATATCAACGAAGCGCCAAACCACTGGCATAGAACTCTGGGAATCCAACAACACCAAGCTTGGCTATGGATGGGATGTTAACCCCTGGGTGTGGGTGATTGAGTTTAAACGAGAGGAGGAATAAACATGGCCTTTGAAAAAGTCGACTTTGTACAAGCACTGTTAGATGATGCTAAGATGTTAAGGACAGTGAAAAATGATCTTGTTAAAATAATTAAAGATAAACCCAATATAGATAAATACGGAGCTGGCTTCTGTCTTGACAAGCGGTTTTCTATGTTTGAAACGACTGTTTCGTTTGATTCATGGATAGGACACTACGGCTCTTCTTCGTGCTCAACCTTTTCTCATGCGATAAAACCTGAAGAGGTGCGCAAGGCTTTTATACAATATTTAAAAACACATGAGGATGAAATTCTATTTTGGATGTCGAAATTTCTTGTAGATCAAGCCAATTCTTTAGGCGGTGTTGTTAAAAAAGAACTTGAAGAAGCTAAACTGGCAATAGAAAAACTCCAATCAGAATTACAGGAGGCTACACGATGAGCAAACTAAGCGAGGCACTCGCGGCGATGGACAAGGCGACGCCGGGGCCGTGGCATGTCGGGAACGGCAAGAAACCCGACCTTTATATGGGCTGGGACTCCATCATCGCAAAGCACGAAGACGGTGACAGGTTTGTTCTTGCGGAGGTACTATGATTACAAAGAAAATAGGCGGGCGCACAGAGTATACCGAATCAGTGCGTCACTGTTGTGGGCATACCATAGATAAGGAGAAAAACGATGCCTGGACGAAAATCTCGCCTTCCTGTGCCAGAAATGCCACAACGGGTACGACGCGAAACACCGGGCGGCCGGATTAAGGAACGGAGGATGAATAGTGTCAGTGTGTAAGGAGCCGTCGAGTACTGATAATATTGGTCCGTCATGGCTGCTCTTGTCATCAGTTAAAATAGGTCTCAGCGAAAGTAACGGGAGACCTAGGAGGAAGTGTAGGTACATAATTGAAACAAAACATTATCGTCAAGAATACAGGGACCTGGACGAGTTGTGCGATAAGGAAGGTCTTACAATAGCGCAAGTCCGTAGTCACCTGTATCGCAGACGGAAAGGAATAGACACGTATACTGTATCTGATTCTGGGGAGATTGTTAGGATCTATGAGTAAGGCAGCACGGAAGAGGTCAAATAAAAAAGAGATAGTAATAAATCCAAAATGGGATTTGTTTATCGAAAAGTATACAGAGAGAGACTTCAAGGATGCTGCTGGGGCTTACGAAGAAGCGTTCGGGTGCTCCCGGGATTCTGCCTATGTGGGGTATAAGCGATTATTACGCTCACAAAAGTTTCAGGAGCATTTTGCCGAAAAAATATCATCGTCTATCGGTGATTCTATTTTTGGTATCGATCTCAGAATTGTAAAAATGTATGTAACGCGAGCATTTTATGACATTGCAGACATCCTTGATGCACGGGGAGATCTCGTTGCGCCGCTTAGTGAGCTCAGCAAAAAAGGCCTTTCGTGCGTGATAGTGGATATAGACAAACGCATAGATAGGGACGGAAATGAACACATAGTATACAAGCTCGCTGACCGAGACAAGGCTCTTATCATGCTGAAAGATTACATGGAGATCGTTAACCGGGTTAAGCCGCAAAAGCAGGACGATCCCGGAAGTGGTGGTGGACCGTCAGCACGAGTGTACGTCGTGCAACGGAGGACGGTCGAAGAATGGAGAGCATATTACGAGACGGATCTATCTGGCTACCACAACCAAGACAGGGAGACGCCATCAGCAATCCCGCTTTCGAGCTCTTCTTTGGAGGAGCCAAGGGAGGAGGAAAATCTGATTTCATTCTAGGTGACTTCCTCTATGATTGGGAGGAGTGGGGAGTAGCGTGGAGGGGGATCCTTTTTCGCAGAGAATACAAAGAACTTGAAGAAATAATACATCGGAGCCATGAGATCTACGGGAAGATTCCCGGGGCATACTATAAGGGCGGTGATCAGAGGACCTGGTATCTTCCGGCCCCCTATGCAAAATACCCTGGTTACGCAACATTGCGCCTGAGAAACTTGAGGAATATGGCGGATGTTGGCGAGTATAACGGCCACCAGTATCCGTGGATCGGATTCGATGAGCTCACAGAGCACCCAACAGGCGGTCCCTACGAATTTATGATTGGTTGTTGCCGCTCCGCATACGGAGCGCCTTGCCGTATCAGATCAACAGGCAACCCTGGCCGGCCCGGTCATGGATGGGTCAAAGCCAGGTTTGTAGACGTAGCCCATCCGTTTGAGCTTTATACCGATCCAGAGACGGGACTTACCCGTTGTTTTATCCCATCCAGGCTAGAGGATAACAAAATACTTATCGCCAATGATCCAGATTACGAGCGGCGCCTCCTTCATTTTGAGCCGCACCTGCGTAAGGCTTTAAGATACGGAGATTGGTCAGTAGTAATCGGCCAGGTCCTCTCCGAATTCTCATCATACAAGCACGTTATTCGTCAGGCCCCGCTTGATCAGTCATGGTACAAGTTTGCTGCTCTTGATTGGGGGTTCGCCAAACCTTTCGCTGTCTTGTGGTTCGCGGTTGACGGTCAGGGTCGGGTGATCCTTTATCGCGAGTGGTACGGCTCTAGCGGGGATAAGGACGAAGGTATCAGGCTTGGATCCAAGGCTCTGGCAAAAAAAGCCTGGGATATGTCTGTAGCCGAAGGGGTGACGACAATGGTTGCAGACCCATCGATTTGGCAGCACAAAGACGAGGGAGCAACGATAGCAGAGTATTTTGAGGAGGTGGGCTGGACGATGGTAAAGGGAGAGAATGATAGAATAATAGGACTCCAGAAGGTCCACGAATATTTGCAAGGCTTAGGTATTGATGGCCGGCCCATGTTCTTGGTCATGGAAAACTGCCATCACTGGATCAGAACAGTGCCATATCTGTGCGCCGACCCATCCGACCCCGAAGATATAAATACCGACATGGAGGATCATGCATACGA